GGGGGCAATAATCCCCGCTGTGATTAAAATTTGTTGCATCTTATTTCTCCTTTTCAATTTTGCTTTCGAGCTTATCAATTTGTTCGTCTAAAAAATTAGTTCTTTCTTCCAATCGATAAGTCCGTTCAACTATGCTATTGTGCTTTTCCACTTTTTTCTCTAACTCCTGAATTCGGAAGGTGGTTATCTTAGCACTAGTGATAATCCCGCCAAATGTGCCAATTAGCGAAGCGCTAATCGTCACAACAGCATTTATAACGTCTGGTGCCATATGTCCTCACCACCTAATCTATTCTTGGCATAACCGTTGCACAAGCTCCCTTTTGAAGCAACTCTTGCAGTGGCTGCCCATTGTGCGTCCAGTTATCCAAAAATTTCAGAATGACAGGCGTACCTTGTGGATATTTAGGATTCGTATCAAACGGATAAGGTGCGCTAACAATATCGCCAAAGCCATATCGAACACCTTCGGTAAGTTGCGGCAAGAGTGCTGCGACCTTGTTATACAAATCTTGCTGCATGCCGCCCTCTGTGGAAATTGCAAGCAGAATCAATACATCTGTTAGTTTAGATGTGCGCTCTACGCTATCTTTGTTTTTGTTTGTTGCGTCTGATGTCTTGTCTAGTTTTTGTTGCATTTCTGCGATAGCGCCTGTTGGATCAAGTTCAGTCGCTACTAGTTTCAAAACCGCATCGATTAAACTTTCGTCATTATCGTTCATGTGGTCTCCCTCCAGCACACGGTCATAAGCCGTGTAAGGCTCGTCACAACGAATAGCGACAAATGTCTTGTTTGCTTCGCGTAAATATTTATTAGCTACTCTAAATTTCATTTTATTTCTTCTTTCTTTTTATTTTTTTAATAAGTCCAAATGATTTGGCCAAGATATGGAATATCTTTTTCCGCACCTATGATATGTAAATCTCCGCCAACATTTAATTGGGCCGTTCGGTCTTTGTTTCTATCCAAACTCCACGCTTGTACAGGAAACATTTTATTGCTAGGCACGTATTCCTTTGGTATATCTACTAAATGATAAGTACCATCACGGTCAAATTGTAAGTTAAAATCGACCAACACAAGACTGCCTTGTACTTTCCAACGCACTTTGTTGTTGACCTCGGATTGCTTCCAGTCTGTATAATTGTCTGATTTTAGATAAAGTTCAGCATTATGACAAGTTATGTATAACGCATCTTTCCCGTCTTCCTTTTTGCCAAAATACATAAGGGAGGAACCGCCTTGGATAAAAGGATGAATCCCGTTTATCTGCATATATTTAAGGGAATGTCCAGCTTCAAGATTTGCAAAAAACAATTCGCCATTTTTAAAATACGAAACAGGTGTGATTGTTGGTGTCTTATCTTCTTCATTTTTTCGACCAATCTTGCCATTTGAATAAATACCGCTGCTATTTATCAGTACAGTTGTATCATAGTTATACTCTCCCGGAACTGTCCCCCAAGCATCATGACTTGGCGAATTCCTAAAACGAGTAGTAAATTCAATTTCTCCTGCTGTGATTTCTCCCAAATCCGAAGCGAGTGCACTCAGCTCTTTAACGTTAAGCTTGTCTGCTGTAATCGCACCATTTACAATCATGTCTGCTTTAACTTTAAGCAATTTAGCAATGATTTCCACCCATTCCGGATGTTGCGCAATCATACTAGCCAAAGTCTGACCATTCACAACTTTTTCAGCAGTTGAAACAATCCCGTTCTCGTTGACTCTGATTTGATTCTTCTTCACAACGTTATCATTCAACTCTTGCACAGATTGTGTGATTTGATTTGTGCGCTGGTCAAATGTGGTTTGCGAGACTTTGCCATTGACATCTTGTTTGACTGCCGCAAGTTGTCCGTCTACGTCATGCTTGTATTCGGCAAGCTTGGTTTCGGTATCTTCGGGAGCAGGACTCCAGTCCGTTGGAATAGATCCTGTTTCTAGCTTAAATTTGATTTCGTCTTTATTTAACGCCCTTTTATCAAGTGAGATAGCGATATACTTTGTGGCTGCTGGTACTTGCAAAAGCTGTTTAAAATACCCATTGAACCAAAATGTGCTATAACCATTCGCTAGAGGTTGTTTCGTTTCATCAAAATACTGGATTCCTACCCAATTCTTTTTCTCGATTAACCTTAATTCCCAAACTTGCAAACAGTAGTTTTTGTTTTTAATTTCAATCAAATTCGAGTAGATGTAGGCAGGGTCTTGTCTCAACGCGTTTTGATAATAGCCGCCGATATTAAAATTTGAATAAGCTAGTAAATTATTTCCGCCAATTGTCAATTCTTCAAATCGTCTCGTAATCCCTCGCACGTCTTCTGTGTGTTGAGATTTCGCAACATAGCTTTCAGATACCTGCTTCCGCAATGATTCTGTGCTGCGTGCTGTCTCTGTGCGTGTGTACTGCTCCAGTTGCTCTCTGCGTTTGCCATCATCTGCCACATAAGACTTAACGGCGGTCATGTCCGTTTTGAGACCTTCAGCAGTTTTTTCAAATGTAGCACGGGCTGCAGTGATTTGTTCCTCAACATCTTCAGGTGCCGGACTCCAATCGGTCTTAATCGTCCCTCGTTCGACCTTAACTTCCCATACTTTTTTCCGAGCGTCCTTATAATAGGTGTTGACTCGCAAGTGATAAGTTCCAGTCGGTTTGTTCCATATAAAAATCGTACCTGTCGTGCCAGTATTGCTATCGGACACAATCTGATAATTCGTAACCGTCTTATCCATCAACCAGAGCACTACATTATCGCTTTCTCGATTCCCGTTGTGATCGCCGCTAAAAACTCCATCAGTTTTAGCGGAAATCAGATATTTCTCACCCTTAACTAAATCAATCGAAGTGGATTGCACGTATAAAACATTGTTATCAAAATTCGATGGATTTATATCAGGCTTGAATTCTCCCTTCGAGCCTTTCAGTAGATTCTTCCCGCCGACAGAAATCTTACTAATCTCTTCTCGGATTCCATCTGCGGTCTGTTTGACTTCCGACTTGCTGGCTTTATCAGCAAGCTGGCCAGTTATCCGAGAGAGATTTTGCTCGTTGGATTGTTCGTAGGCTGTCTGCTGGGTGCGGATGCCCGATAAGTCAGACTTGACTTGTTCAATTTTAGCAGCACTCTCAGATTTTTCTTTGAGTAAATCTGATTTGACAGCACTCAAATCTTTCTTAGCCAGCTCCATATCTTGTTTGAGTTGGTTAATCGGCGCAGGGTCTGCAGGTTTTCCGGGATCTCCCTTCTCGCCCTTTTCTCCAGTAGCTCCTTTAGGCCCTTGAGGACCAATGTCTCCTTTTTCAATCAGACCTTTCGAAACAGTTTTAATCCTATGCTCGTCAAGTACTGCACTGGCTACTGCTACTATCCAGCTATCACTCTCTTTATCCGTATTAAATACCCGCATTTGGACACTATCGCCGACCTTTAACCCTGCTGTGCTTTCGACAACAGACCAATCACCAGTATATCCATCGGTGCTGTATTGATTGATAAATTTTTGTGCATATTTGTATTGTGTGGTAAATAGCCGTAGAGATCTTCCGTCTTCTCCGTCGCGACCTTTTGCGCCATTTTTTCCGTCATTAACATTGGTGAAAGGCAGCTCTTTTTGAGCCACTTCTTTGCCGTTTATAATTGCTATAACTGTTAATGTAAGTGGTTTGGTAATTCCAGCAGCTTCAACAGTAAATGTTGGAGCAAGTGGAAATTCACGTTCATCTAACTTCCATTTCCAACCAACTTCCGAATCTGGGATAGTTTTTCCTCCTTTAAGTAAGGTAGGGTAAATCGTTGATTTTCCTTTATTGTTTTTAAAAACAGTCCCATTATCTGACGCAATCTTAATGTCATAAGGCTTTGCTTCTTCCAACATTTCTTCCAAACGTTTCTGAATGCCGCTTGATAATTTATTCTCAATCGCTTTAAAATTGGCAAATACAGTCTTGTTTTCGCCAGTTCCCGTAAAGCTCATAGACTGCTCAGACACTCGCATTTGGAGTAAAAGAGTTGGATAAAATCCGTCATCTTCAATTTCCACAGTGTCTCCGGGATTGTAAGGCAGAAAGCCATCTACTTCATAGGTTACAGCAGGATAGCAATTCTTTTTCAGCTCTCTCAGAGCGCTAGACCGGATAACCTCTTTACTTGCGGACTCAACCGGAAAATCCTTTCGGATCCATTGGTCACTCATTGTCCCGCTGGTAAACGCCGCTGGAAACATGCTCATTGATAAAGGAGCGTAGAGCATATCCCCTCTTTGGAAGAACTCGATCTCTCCTTTTTCATTTTTTATTTCCAGTGCCTGCATTCCTGCAATCGTTACAACTTCGCCTTCCTCTGTTTTGCCAGTTGGCCGAGTGGCGTTGTAAATGCCTGTCGTATCAACCGTCCTAGTAAGGGAGCGAAAATCACGCCCGTAACGTAATACTTTTGAACGAACTTTCCCTACTCCTTGATGATTTTCGTCATTTTCGTGATAAACATTGATGGCGAAAGATTTGATAGAGCCGTCATCATTAAGTGTGGTTTTGAACTCAATCTCCGCTCCAAATTTATTTACTAACGATAATAAACGAGCAAGCTTTGTGTCTTGTCCTTCCCATTCTGCGGTTATTTTCTTATCAGCAACCTCATTAATCCCGATTTTCAGCATAGTAAAGTTGAGCAAATCAAACACCTTGCAATACTCTTCAAAAGACATAGCTTTAGGAGCCTTATAAGCATTGACATACTCGTTGATTAGCTCAAGATTGAGATTAACACAATTAACCTTGACTAATTCCTCGTTCTCAATAACTTTTCGAACAATAAAAAGATGTGCTTCTCCTTCATATTCAAAAGAAATGAAATTTTTCTCGCTAAGAAAATTGTAAGTACGCTTTGAATAAGTATCGTTTATCAAAGCTTTTTTTACAGCTGTAAAGTTGAATTGGGCCGCCCCAGTATCAAGATACCTAGTCCAGGTATCGCTGAAATAATTCAACGTAGCCTGTTTATCGTTATCAATTGATGCGACTGGATGTAGATGCGCGTCATGAATTGTTAGTAACATCTATAACCACCTTTCTTCAAAATTTACGGTTACGGTAGGCTTTGTTTTAACCCAACTTGAACTGTAAACCTCTAGTTTACTGTTGCCCGGTGGCACTTTAAGCCATGATGAACCGTAAACTCTATCACTAAATTTGTCCTGACCGTCAACAAAGATAGAATCCTGCTCACTATCAGCTACTACGATAGAGCCAGGACGATAGCGATTAGGAACATCACGAATACCGGTGACGAAGTCTTTGCGATAAACAATACTATCAAGATAAGCGTGTGTAACTTGTGGTTTATTTCCGAATGCTCCGATTGCCACATGGATTTTTGCGGACTTTTTCCCTTTAATTTCTGGGATGTGGAATTGTGGATATGAGCCCCACCAATACACTTGAACCATGTCATCGCGTCTAAGTAAATCCGACCAACCGCGCGGCTCGTTGAATGGATTAGCTGTTTCCTCGTGCGTTCCTTTAAACACCCATTGTTTGATAAGGTTATACCCACCTTTACCATTAGATGCTAAAAAGTTGTATTCAACATCAAGACCGTTAGCGCGTTTGATGGTTTCTACCCCATATAAAAATTGCCCCTCTGTATCCGAAATAGCAATCTTGATAAATCCAAGTTGATTAGCAGAACCGAGCCAAAAAATCTGTCTCCACCAAATATACTCATTAAGTGCGCCACGTTGCTTACTGCTATCAAGAGGAATTTCCCAACTAACAGAGCCTGCATTATTAGGACGTGAACCACTGCCTCGATTAGTTAAAGCAATATGTGGACGACCCCAAGTGTTGTCAATAGCCAGTGTCCCGTTTAAGTTCTGACTAAGGTCATTCAGGATAGCAGCGTTTTTCTGCCCTTGAGCTAAGCCTTTGACAATGCCGTTATTCGATACATAATCAAACAGTATTTCTGACTGCTTATATTGTTCTGTATCCGCTTCTTCTCGGTTCCCCAATTCTAATGCTCCGCTAGTGTTAACAAGGCCAATATACCCATTCTCGGCATTGTGCTTAACGGTAATGATAGGGTGAGCGTCCACAGTGCCATTATTAACTAGGTCAAACACGATTTTATCTGCTTCTATTTTGGGGTTATCAAACCGTCTATAAGTCGCTGAGTGGGCTACGCCGTCAGGGATAAGGATTTCAAATTCTCCCTTTTGCAACCACCGAGTAACATTGTCTGTGTCGACCCCACCAACTACCAGACCCATATAATATTTATCAGGTTCATCTGATATAGTAATTTTGACAGGTTTTGACGTATTAAATACCTTAGCCAAAGTGTGCTTGATACTTTCCACATCTTGACCTGTCCGCCTTTGAATTTTAAATTTAACCTTGATTTTTTTAGACCCTGTTTTCACGCTTTGCAAATTCACACCTAAATTAGGAGCGTCATCCGTTGTGACGCTCCTTTCATTTCCGACAGGGCGGATAACTTCGATTATCCGAATAACCTCAGAGAGGTCAAAGTTGTTATAGATAATTGTGTCCATCAAGTCTTCCTCTCATCATGTTATTGAGTAACAATTTATCATTTTGATATTCTGTTAAAGGGCCCCCAATCTTACCGACCAGCGTGCCGTCATCAAGCGTTAGATAAATAGGGCGTTTCGCTGCGTTTTCAGCAACTTCAAGCGCTTGTTTAACTAACTCATCAGCTTTGTCTTTCATTTTCTGAGTGCGACTCTTTCGCGTGCCATCGATGGAAGAATTGAGCTGCACTTGGCTTGCAATAGAGCCACTTGCACGGCTCAGCAATTCTTCAGGATTGAAGCGATACTTCATCATAGTCTGTTGTACATAGGCAAGACTATCAGTCACATCAGAAACATTCTTCTCAATACCTACAGCGATACCTTGAGCAATGTATCGACCAACATTGTCCCTAAACAGCCGTGATGGTGAGTGAATTTTGGCTTTGGCCTGTGCTGCACGTTCCGCCTGAGCCACAAGAGCATTAGCCGCAGCCGTAACAGCTCCAAGGGCTGAATACATACCAGCAGCGAGACCTTGACCAATCATAGCTCCAATATAATTCATCGATCCAACGCCAGACATACCAGCAGAACGAACAGCAGCAATCATGGCACTCATTGCCGCAACTGCTTGACCAATAGTTGATCTAATACCTGTGGTTACACCTTGACCTGCTCCTTGACCTGCTTGTAAGCCATGTAACTTCATCAGAGGCACTGCACTAGCAATAGCTCTGACAAAGTCTTGACTTGCTCGACGTACAACAGATTGTGCTTGGGCCATTGATGAGCTAATCGCTGCAACCATACCCGACATATTAGATACAACCATTGCTCTCAGTGAAGCGAATGCCTGTCCAGCCGATAATGTCGCACTAGACGTCCTATACATAGCTGTCTGCATTTGATATATAGCAGTAGTTGCTTGATATGCTGTTGTTGCTATATTAGTCATATAGATTGCCGTGATAGATACATTATTTCCAAGAGAAATAACAGCTCCGCTTACAGTCGAGATTGAGCTTTGTAACGTGGTTAAACTAGCGCTAAACATTGCCACTAAACTTGATGAAACCGCAAGACTAGTTAGAGAAGATATCGCACCGCTTGCAAAAGCTGCCATCGCTGCACTTGCTTGTGTCATTGCTGGAGCTAATCCTGTAATGCTAGATGAAATAGCAGGTATAGAGCTAGCTAAAACTTGCAAAACACTTGCAGCAGCTGTTCCGCTTGCTTGTACCATTACCAGGCCTTGTCCGAGCGATTTGATACCAGCTCCAGCACTTGCCATACCTCCGCTTTGAGCAGCAATCTTACCAACACCAACCGCAACAGCTCCCAAAGAAGCAGCCATATCTGCAAGATTAGTATTAGTAATCATGACAACGCCTTGAGCTAACAATTTAAAGCCTCGACCAGCATTTAATGCAGCTCGACCGATTGAGTCAAAAATGCCAGCTATACCATCAAGAATTGACCTTACAGCACTACCGAACCCCTCTATAACACCCTTAGCACCATCAAGAATATTTCTGATTTGTTCTCCTAATGTTTTGAATAGATTAGTTATGCTATCAATTATTGGTCTTATCTGACTGATTAAGTTGTTAAAAGCGTCTACGAGTGATTGCAATACAGGAGCCAAAGCAGTAACCATCTCGCTTATAGCCGGAATAAATGGCGCTAACGCCTGAACGATTTGAACGATAGCTTGTGATACAATCCGAGTAATCTCAATGAAAGTTGTTGAGAATATTTGTGCTAGCGGCGTCAAAGCTGAAATGATTTGAGGTACAGCGGACATAACCACTTCTACGACGCGGACAAAAGTATTCGCCATTATTTCAACTATAGGTGCAAAGGCTGTCACTAAGTTAGATACAGCCCCGATAATTTCAGACACAGCACTACCAATTGAAGCAATTAGCACACCCAATTGAGGGGCTACTCCACCAATGGCAGTAATAACTGTAGCAAACGCTTGACCTACCGCTGTCACTAGAGGCGAGAGCTTAGCTAATGACGGAATAACAATCGCCAACGCTTGAGCAAATGATAAAATAACTGTACTTACAAAATTAGAAATGGCAGCACCGACCGATTCAATCAATGAGCCAAATCCCTCAAGCATCACTTTGATACCTTGACCTTGACTACCAGCCAAAGCAAATGCCGCACCTACTGCCAAAATTGCAACAGATAGAGATAAAAGAGTTACGGGATTTACAAGAGATAGTGCTTTACCAATCCCCTGAAAAGCTGTTGATAATCCAGATCCTATGCCTTTGGCTGCCGTTGCTATACCAGTTCCTAGAGATTTAAAAATTGTGGATAAACTTGTCCCTACACCGTTTAAAACAGTGGCTATACTTTGGCTTATTCCTTGAGCAACTGTAGATATGCTCGAACTTATACCTTTCAAAAGGGTAGAAACCCCACTACCTATGCCTCTAAAAGCCGTTGAAATAGCTTTCCCAGCAGACTTTAAGACATTACCTAAGCTATTTATGATTTGAGCAATCTTTGAAACGCTTTGCCCAGCTGATCCAGCAGCTTTGCTCATAGCTTGTTGGGCAATGTTGCCGCTTGAACGGAATAATCGGCCAATTAAAGGAATGCGTGATAGCAAACCAGTAATCGCCCCTTTGACAATAGAAATAGAGTTTCTTATACCACCTCCAAAAACCTTTGCGACTATAGCAGCTAAGCCAGTGAAAATGACGGCTGTATCTGCTGCAGCGACATTTGTTTTGGCAAAGAAATCAGCTATCCCTTGCACAAGCTTAGAAATACCTTGTACAGCTAATTCAATGCCTCTAGCCAATAACTGAAATGAACTACTACTACCAATTGCAGCTAAGACATTTACAACAGCAACAAAACCTTTAGTTAAAGCCGGGATAACCGCCGATGCTATATTCATCAAAGTTGTTGCAACCGTTGAAAACGTAGAAATCACATTATCCCAGTTGATACTTTTACCGATTTCTGCAAAAGCATTCGAAGCTACTTTGACTAAATTTCCAAAAGCAGTGCCTAAACCTTTAGTAATGTCACTACCATTGAATTTTTGAACAACGTCTTTAACGGTATCTAAAACACTGTTAATCATCATTCTAAAATTGGCTAACGCTCCAGTTTCAGCGAAAGCATTTACAAACTTAGCAACAGATAGTGAAGCGTTTGAGAACACTGAAATGGTGGTTTTTACTGCTTTTTGTGCAGTAAAAACCCACCCACCACTGTTAATACCTGCACTCAGAGCTTTCACCACAGAATCAATAGCGGTTTTCGTTGAGTGTAGAGCCACTTCTAAACTGACTAAGCTCTTGTCATTGAATATCTTTTTGAAAGTTTTAACAGTGGTACTAACAAATTTAGAAATTTGAGGTGTCATGGCATTAAAAGCATTTGAAACTGCAGCTTTAACTTTATTCAGGTTTTCAGCGATACTTCCTAAGCCATTAGCCTGTGCTGCCTTATCAAACGCCTGAATCATATTGGCAACACCGCGCACTACTGCAGTCTGTATGTTCTTAAATGACGTCGCGATACCAACGGAATTGATACGCGCCAACTCCGCGAAGCCATTGACACCCTCGTTTAATTCAATCAACTTGTCTGAGAACTGGTCAAAGGTGATAGTGCCTTTTTTCAGAGCGTCGTAAAGGTCATTCTTAGCAGACGCCCCAGCAAAGCCAAATGCTTCTGCAGTCTTTTGAAGACCGACTGGCATTGTTTCCATCAAAGTTTTATAAGACTGCAAATCGACTTTACCAGATGACATCATCTGCGTGAATTGTGTCAATCCGCGACTAGCGTCTGCACTCGATGAACCCGATGCAAGAAAGGCATTGTTCAAGGCTAAAGTCAGCTTAGTTGATTTACCTAAATCTCCGTTCATCATGGCTAACTGTTGAGTAGTACCCACGACTTCATCTAAAGCTGTTGGCAATCCGTCGATACCTTTTGAGAGCTCATTGATTGCCTTTGTTGCGTCTTGAGATGAAAAGCCTATGGCTTTCATCATGACAGGGAATTTATTCATCGTGTCAACACGACTAACAGCACCGCTCATAGCGCCTTTGACTTGATCTAAAGCCCCGGTCACGACTTTACTTGCCAAAGCAAAAGCCGTCCCCATTCCCAACGCTGACGTTTTTAAGCCTCCGAAAGACTTAGGAGCAAAACTGCCGAGTCCGGATAAAGCGGACTTCAACCGCGATAGACCACTCTGCGCTTTGTTGTCGTTCATGTCGACTTGAATGACAACTGTTCCATCTGCCATATTTCAACTCCTTTCTTTAGTAATCAATTTCGTTAGGTAACGCGTATTCTTCTTGTAATTCACGCATTTTGTTAATGTATTCTGAGCTGTCATCTTTTTGTGGCTTCCACGCTCGAATTTTTAAAACTTCTGCAAATTTAGTGTTGCTTGGCAAGCTATTTAATAGAGCGTTGAACTTTTGCCAATGCAACTGTCCTTGAACATCTATTAGGTCTATTTGATAGGCCTGCAGAAATGACGAGTATATATAATCACTGTCATATTTCAGAGAAAAAAGAGGTTGTTTGTCCTCTTCCTCGTCCTCATCATCGTCATCAACCTGTTTAGATGCTTTTTCAATCAAATTACCCGCCAAATCATACTCTTGCACTTCTCCCCTCTCGCTCTTGATAATGATATGCTCATCTGAAATTTGTTTATAAATTTCAAGAGCTGTTTCAATGTCTAGTTGCGATAACAAGTTACCCACAGCCTCTACTTCTTCGGCTGTGTTAGTTTTTAGTAAAATTTTCAAAGCCATAAAAGGCTGGAGTTCGGGCAAAAAGCGCTCATCGTGTAACATTTCAAGATGTCTTAAAACGTTATCAAATGACAAATCGAGCGGATAAATCACGTCATCAAGAACGAGTACGTCTTTAAATTTTCTCGATATGTCAAACATGATTAGGCCTGCGTGTATTCTTTAATTAGCGCCTGTGTCTTATCATCCACTTGTTCTTCTTTAATGCCTTTCATGGCTTCGAAATAGTAACTCATGGTGTCAAGAGTAGAACCTCCTGCAACTTCATAAACTTTGTCGAAAGTTCCCTCACCGAATACACCGTCCCACGCCATGATAGACAGCTCTTTAGCTTTTTTCAATTCGCTCTCACCTTGACGTTCTGAGACGATTTTTGCCTGTTTCTCCAACTCAACACTTAGACGCTCCATTTTTTCGATATTTTCATCGCTTTTAGAGAATTCAAGTTTAAAAGCGCCGAAGTCAATAGGAATTACCTTATTTTTTAAATTGATTACTACCATTTTTGTTTTCTCCTTAATACAAACAAAGAGGGCGTAACTCTGTCACGCCCTCAATTAAATTTAACCAGGTACTACGTTAGACTTTTTAGGTTTCTGATCCCACATAATTTTTGCTTTAAAGCCTTCATGTTCTGTAGCGTCACCGTCTCCGATTTCGATTTCAGAAACAGTGGCAACACCTTCTTTCTGAGTCTTTCCGTCTGATGAAACTTCCTTGTACCAAACTTTGCGGCCATCACCGACCTCATCTTCCATATCCGCGATCATATTTTGAGCTTCATCGGCATCGTTGCGTTTACCTTCAAACGAACGACCGCGTTTAACAGATGTGATAGTCTCTACTGGCGTACCATCTCCAGCAAAGTCTGCACTGTCATCTGTTTGCTCATCTACTTCAGGAGACGAAGTAGTGATGTCTTTTGCTAACCATTTGTATTTCTCTTTGGTTGGCGGAGTGTCTGGAGTCGCCGTTTCAAACGGCGCTATGTAGTGTTTACGCAAGGCGTTTTTATTCTTTGCCATATTTTATTTCCTTTCTATTTCAAGGCTGGCTGTTACATCCAGCAAATAAACATAAAAGCCTTTCTCGTCTAAGTCGTTTAAATACGGCTTGGCAACGTCAAGGCTTAAAAATTCGTATGAATGATTTAAACTTGGTAAGTCTAAATCAAGTTTCGATAATGCAGTGTTAATCTGCCATAAAATAGCATTGTTTAAAGATTGGTCTTGCGATTTAATAGCGATTTCAAAAGGTAAGCTGACAGTCTGCGTGCCTGCTAAATCCTCTTTTTCCACTTTGCCACCCGGCAAAGGATAAACTACTAAATCTTCTGTCTCATCTAGATAATCAAGTCTAGCTGGAATAGCTAGATTCAACCCTTTGATGTAATTGAGTAAGACCGTTGAAAAGTCGTTGTTTTGCATCATTTAACTCCCATTGCTCTAAGTCCGACTTTCCCCCAATTTTTGGAGTAAAGCGGAATAGCTTTCTTGTCCCACCGAGGGCCTGTCCCCGGCGTCGGTCTATGCCTCAAAAGTTCATCTTTGTTAGCAAAGAAAAACTTTCTTTGCCTATCAGAAAAGAAACCCTTGCGCTTATTTCCATAAAAACGAATGCGGGCGTAGGGGGTTGCATAAACCACTGAATCTTTGTTGACATGACCACTTGCTCGAAGGTATCCTTTTTGTTTTGGAACAAACCTCTCCATGTCCATCATCATTTGATTAGCGATGGCCAACTTTCCACGAGCGATAGCTTCTGGAGATAGCTTTTTCTCAATGCCTTTCAAGTCAATTTTGACCGACACATCAACCATCAAATCACCTCAATTTCGTAAGCTAGAATCTTTCTTGTGAATGGGTGATATTGAGGCAATATCTTCTTCACAACATACTCATCATCGCCATCTTTAACAATGCCACCCACAAAAGTTTTGTCAAGCGTTACCGAACAATAGCGAGGATAGACGATTACCGTAGAAGTCATTAACTCGCTTCTGCTCTTACCAGATCCAATATAGCTGATACTTCTATCAAACTTACAAGGGGACAGCAAAAGGGGCTCTGAATACGTTTCTTTACCCCAATCGTCCTTGCTCAATCGCTTCTGAATTGTCACCGCATCTGGTAACATTCTCTTATCTATCATAGTCAACCCTCGCAAAGCCAAATCCGGCTAATCTCAGCCAGTTTTCAGCATCTCTAGACAGATTGTATCTTTCAGCCAGTGAAAGCATTTGGGCGCTGTTTTGGTTGCCTCCGCGGTAGCTGACAGAGGTCCGCCCGACGGTCATGCTAGCCATCGCTTGCTTATCCTCGGCAGTCATGATTCCTGAACTATCCAAATAAGCAACCTGGAAAGCTGTAGCAAGTTTGACAGCCTTCTTTCTGGCGTCATGGTCACTATGAAAGCTATTGCGGGAGTAGAAATCCCGAATATACGCATTGATAGCGAGTTCTGCACGCTTCAGCAATTTGTCAAAATCGCCATCTACATCAAAACCCAACTCTTCAAACTCATCTTTTGTTAAGTAGGTCATCTACTCACCTCCTTACGAGGCGGTATCGGCCGCCTTCGCATTCTTAGCTTCTTCTTCGATGCGCTCTAAGCCATCTTCGTCGAACGCAGCCTTATACATTTTGTTGATTTTGTCCGCTTCGCTTACTTGCAAGTCATAGACTTTTCCTTCGTCAAAGTGACGGTCGGATTGGACCAGGTAGAAATTTGCTTTAGCTTTAAATTGTGCCATTTAGTTTATTCCTCCTCATTACCTTTTTCTAAAAGGGCTGCAAGATCCTTTTTAGTGAGTTTTCCTTCCGGAAGCGGGATAGAGCGCTCTTCAAGAAGAGCTTTCAACTCATCCGCAGTCATTTTGCTGTAAGGGTCAGAGACAGAATCTTTTTCTTCTTCTTTCTTCTCTTTAAACCCATCAGCAATCAATTGAATTTCAAGTTCACCGCCCTCTTGGACAGTGTAGACCTGATTGTCTTTTTCGTACTTCTTCATATTTTACCCCCTGTTAAGCTGATTTGTGAGATACATAGACACCATCTTTTTTAGTCTCCAAAACAAAGAGGTCGTGATAAAGACGGTTTTGGTACAGATATCCGTCGCCTTCGGTATGTTGTCCTGGAGCGAAAAGATAGATTGAGTTGAATTTAGCCTTCGCGATAACTGCTGGTTTAGCAACGATCAAGAAGTTGATATCTTTACCATCAGAAGCTTTGACAAAGCCTGTCGTAAAGTCAAACTTAGTTTTGAAGCGCGCATCGTCCCAAACTTCGATGAGTTGAACTCCATCAAGCGAAGTGACACGGGTGTCAATGCCTTGAGGTGATGTAGTAGCGATTGAACGTGTGAACTCTTTAGAGCGCTCTAAGAAGTCCATTACCTCGCTAGATACATACATAACGATATTTTGGGCGCCGTATTTACGAACCGGCAAAAGAGCAGTTTTCAATTTAGTGTAGATGTTCACTTCTGACAAGTCATCTTCAGACTTAAATTTTGTTGCTGTGATTGCTGTCGTAGCCAGCTTAGAGAAGCGGTAAGCGTCAACTTCAGGAGTTGCGTGCTCTGTGATGAATGTGTTAGATACGTTAGCAGCTGAAAGCTCCTGGTTTGTTTCATCTACGTCTGCTTTGTCTACAAAGAACTCAACGTCGCGGTCAAATCCGAGCGTATAAACTTTCTTGTCGTTTGAAACTGTACCAGCATTGTAGCCCTTAGAGCGTGTGTGTGCCTTATAGCCTGTTACAGAGATTGTCGGCAATTCGAACGACTTAGCGCCCAACCAGTTTACTTGTGGCGTTTCCAAAATGCTTGTGAGAGCACCTTGCATCAATTTCTTTTCGAACGTGCCCTCATGTTTAGTGATGTAGTTAAGTGTCATTGATTATTCTCCTATCAATTTGTTAGTCCTAGAGCCTTCAAAAAGGCATCTTCTGAGTTCGTTCCAGCCGTTGGATTTCCTCCAGCCGAAAACGTTGGTTTCTTCTCTTCGGTTTGCTCTGTACGACCAAACTGAGGATATTTCTGCAACACTTGGCCAATAGCATCCTCGATAGATACCTCGTCGGATACCAAGCGCGCAGACAGAGTGATGACATCGTCCACAGATTCAGCATTTACGCCCAGAGTTAGAGCTGACAGCTTCGCTTCCAGATTTTTCTTATCTGACAAAACCTGCTCCAATTCTTTTTCTTTAGTGGCAAGTGCTTCTGACTGTTTCTCAGCCTCGCTCTTTTGTGAGTCTTTCCACTCTTTGAGTTGTTGAAGTCCTTCTTTGGCACTCTTGAAATTTTCAAACCCTAGGTCTTTGAAGATTTTCTCTTGTGCTTTCTTAGCTTCTTTAGCGACAAGGCCGGTCACTTCATCTTGGGTGAAAGTCTTGACTGGTTGCTCTTGAGCTTGTGACTCAACGGTTTCTCCAGCGTTTACTGGCTGGTCAGTTTGTGTTTGAATGTCTTCCGCCATTCTTAAATTCCTCCTAAAATTAGGTATTATCTTCCGTTCTTTACCGACTGCGGATAAAGTCAAGCAAAAAACCGTACGGGATTCCATACAGTTTATAGTGATTTATAGCAGTTTAATCCAGCTGGTCAAGATATCGGAGCACCTCCTAATCTTTGATAACCCTATTGGAAACTTTAGCGTACACATCTACATAAGTTTCTGCCTTATCGCCATTGTGGGTAACTTCTGCATAATCACCACACTTGTCGCTTGACGAAATTGCATTAGTGCTTACAAGTGCTTTCCAGTTTTGCAAAGTTTTACTAAACCAAACTACAAAGCAGTCTTCTGCTTTGATTTCACGGCCTGATAAGCGTGAAAATTCTTGTGATGCCAATTGTTTTGCTTTTTCTAACATTTTTATTCCTCCGTTTTTTCGTATGTTTTTGTAAAAATATCTGGTTTGCAAGGATAAAATTCACCAGCTACACCTTTGATAATGTAGTCTCCTGCTCTGGCTACCATTACCCCTTCAAGAGTCATAATGGATAAATCATGAGTGTTTAAATCGTAGGGTATAGATTCAATACCCATAAAAGCAGCGATTTCTTTTACATTTTCGCCCGTCCACTTGACCGCCTCGATCACTACTGGTTTCTTTCTGTATTTCATTTCTTTACTCCTTTTTGATTTTGGGTATAAGAAAAGCGCCTAGATTGAACTAAGCGCTAAGGGATTGCTTGGATTGAAATAATATCGTCCTCATACAGAGAGACTTCTGTAGGTTCATCAGGGCTAGGATTGTCAATGAGGATAGTAATTTCGTCTTGTTCGTCGTTGTCCACTTCGTCAACAAAGTCTGTGACAAGCCCCTTGATGATTTTGCCATCACTATTGACTACCTGAACTCTTGAGCGTAGAAAGTTCCAAAGCTGCTTACTCATTTACGGCTTCCTTTCCCTTTGATAGTTGGCACAATATGCGAACCAGTTTTGCTGTAATGAATACGGAAATCAGTAGCGTTCTCGATTACTTCACCAGTTCTAGGGTCTATATAAGCCCCTATAGGTTTATTTTGCGAGATGATTTCTTGCATTTTATTTGATTTAGGATTGTACTTGAATTGCCCTGTTCCAGCATACCTGTCTACAAGCGCCTGACATTCTTCTTTAGTGATCGTCAGATAACTTGGGGGAGGTGCTCCTTTTTCAAGATTTTTCTGGAGATACTTGTCATATCCCTTAGTACCTATAATATGGTTTTCAAAATGCTCGTTATTGATTTCTGTCTTAATTATACCATTTTTGACGGCCGAAATGAATTTTTCTTGCATTTCATTTTGTTCCGCCCTACGCTTTTCAAGTTTCTCAAGTTCTTTCCTGATTTTGACCTCTTTTTTAGCCTTTGTGTAAGGGTCGTCATAGTATTTCTCCCTTGCTTCATCCCGTTTTAGGAATGGGTGCTTATCGATATAATCTTTCAAAGCAGCGTTCTGCGTGCCTATCTTGCTCTTGTACTTGTCTATCAGCTCTTTATCGCCTAATTTCTCAGCGACGTGGAGCTTTTCTTTATTCGCTCTGATAGACCGTTCTAGAGCCCTCTGCTTAGCCTCTGCATTGGCATTTTCTATCGCTTGCTCTGGTGTGACATTCTCGACATCTTCCCCTAAATCTGGTTTATAGTTAGCGCCTGGGATGAAAGGTGTCAGCATGTGACCACAGTTGACGCCGAGACAGCCACCGGCAGTACCGTAGCCATAATCATATAGAGACAGAATCTTCTCTCCCGCCTCTGTTCTGGCTTCCCCTTTAGTTACGATTTGATGTTGTAAAGGAGCACACATCTCCCTAGCTGCCGCTTTCTTGGAATAGTAATAAGTATCGATCCCCAATTCTTCGGCCGGAGCAGTGCGCATCTCCCGAAAAGTCCTGAACATGGTCGTTTTAATGACAGATCGTGCATAATTATCTGCTTTCCAACGCCTGCCGCCTGCATCTGTAAAGCCGTAAAAGCCTTTCTTCTGCCATTCCATGACCGTATCACTGACAGCTTGATCGGCTGTGCTAAGACCAGTTACTACACGAGCCACAGACTGCTGAATGATGCCTTGGTATGCTCCAATAACGCTTTGAGGTAGAGTGGTGTTGATAAGATTGTGCAAGTCATCTATTGCTTGATTCGCATAATTAACTAAATTAGTTTGAATCTGTGTTGTATCGCCGATAGAACCACCCTGACGCAAATCGTCAAGCAACTGCTGCTTGGTATTTGTGTAGACTTTTAAGCCTTCATTCTCGATAATGTAGCGCAGTTGTTCTTCGGCTACTCCAGAGTATTCAGAGATTAGCTTCAGATTCTCCTCGTTGAGCATGTGCATCTGTTGCATCTTCTCAAGTTGCCAGATGTATGGTTGCTTATCAAGATAGACAATACCACGTTCTGTCACACGTTCGACCACGTTATCAAATAAATCCAAGGCTAATTGATGATAGATGTCTGCGACATTGCTCGCTTGAAGCAGCAACTGCTCGTCATTGAACTGGATTGGTGGTCTTTTGTTCCCTTTCATTTAACATCCTCTCTAGCAATGTTCCTGACTTTTCCATAAAGAGCTTGGCAGGGTTTGGAGCTAACGAGAAAATCTTTACAAATAGGTTCATTTAATCACTCCCCGTAAATATCAATGTCTTGTCGGCTTCGCTGACTGTTGGCCGTGTCCATCGTTTCCTGATTGATTGCCTGAATCATCTTCTTAGCTTCGACCTCTGACATGTTGAAAGCCTTCTGGATAGCGTGAGCCTTGCTGACAATGCCACTGGCCAAAGCCTTTGTCCAATAGTCGAGCTCATTGTTTTTGTCAGTAAAAACTCCGTCATCGAGATTGATTGCAATCTTCTCCATTTGTGGAATCGGGCCGTTGTATAAGCTGTAAAGACTGCCAATCTCACAGATTGAAACGATCAACTCTTTCAAAGACTGCTCGACCAAGCTGACAATACTGTTTCTCATTTGGTAAGTGTCAGAGTTCTCTGAGACAACTTCTGTCGCAGTCTTCAAGCTCTGACCATCGAATGTAAACATTCCAGCCGATACACCCAGAAGCATTTCAAAGAGACTCAGACCCTCGTTGATAGTCTTGATGTAATCATCCGCCCTGATTGCTGTCGTGAGGTCTGTGATATTCCCGCCGTCCATGTCGCTATTTGATAAGCGCAAGTAAACATTCTGCTCAGCGTCAAAACGCTTGACGATGTTAATATCACCGTTGTCAGAAACCATTCTAGTTTCTGTCAGATTTTCAGGAACAGCCACTCGACGTTGACCCATCTTGACTTCCCACTTAAACTCATCATAAGTGGTATTGATGAAATCAATCGTGCTTTTGGCATTGTCGAAGATAGATAGACCAAGGGGTGAATTGATGTCCTTGTTGTTCATGCCCGGAGGCTTGAGGTAAGAAAAAAGCGGTCTTGTTAGACCGTCAAGTTCAACTTGTTCTTCTAGATCCTCATAGACTTCTGCCAAAGGCACACGCCCTCCGACTTGTTCAGAGCTTTCGGACCTGTATAGCTCATTTGAAATGATGTACTTCCCATCCTTGGCCCACTCATGGAACTCAATTAAGGTGTAGTAGATGTTCTTCTGACCTGCAGCCTTAATCGTTTTAGTCACGATAGCAGCACTTGAGACATCTTGCGTATTCGATTGCAATGGCAAAAAGACTGGCGCTTGAATGAATGACACTCGCACTCGTCCGTTATCTACATAAGGTCGCATAGCAAGACCGCCCAGTGCTAAACAGCTCTCGAGATAACGCTCAAAATTCTTGTTAAAGCGGTCGTTCTTCAATGTCTCTTGGATGAATGCGTCCGCTTGTTCATCATCCAACTTGATTGTTGCCTGCTCATTAAAGACCAGACTAGCAATCTTCTTGGCTGCAGTTCGAGCGATTGGCAAATGAGTCGCTTCTCTTTGCTTCTTGATGCCGTCAGTATTCATGTATGTTATCTTCTCAATGTTGCTCTGGTAGTATCTTAGGTTCTCATTGATTCGACGATACTCTGCGCTTGTTACTGCGATTTTAGGATGGTCTGTGATACTTGCGAGACTTTCTGTAGTCATTGCATACTGTCCTCTCTTAAATAGATTTTTGACAAATTGAATAATGCCCATTTATCGGCTCCTTATTGCTAAAAATTAGCGTAACGCTTATAGAATACGTTCACACTATATCTGAATTCGTCCATTGCGTGGTTATCTTTATCAATCGGTCGGCCGTTATCGTCACGACTATATAGACCAATCTCTTTCAAAAAGTGATAATGATCATATTCCTCTTCCTGATGATTGATAAGCAGGAACTGGCCTGACGAGATGATATTTTGGCCACGTTCAATCCCTACCTCAATGCCTTTCGCCTTGCTGCTAACATCATGGGCATTGTTCAAGGCTCCTCTTGTCCGGATGCCTAGCTTATGCAATTCCTCTCGTAAGGATCTACACGCTGGGTCAATCCACACATCGGTATAGCGCATTTGATACTTGCTTACACACCACTGGATGAACGCTCGAAGCTCAACAGCGTAGGTAGACATAGCCTTGACTTGGCCAGTCTCAGCTCCGCTATGGTAGTAGTGGGCTACACGGTTGAGCCTAAAGAAAGTCTTGTTGTTCTCTCTATGCTTGGTAACAATGTTGCAAGACATTGAGGTCGCGTCAGACTGCCCACCATCGCCCGTGAAATACATTTCTACAGGTTCGCCGACTAAACTATCCTTGATGTTCCTCTCTAGGTCAAATAGGCCGTAAATAACACCCTGAGGCATGACACGCTGACCGAGTACATCTCGTTTGTAGAGATAAGGGTTCTTCTTAAGTGAGTTTATGATAGACAGCTTGCGTTCCTCAGTTAAAATTGGATTGTCATCCATCGTCCAATGAGTCCAACGCGTGTTCTGCACATCAAATACATCTTTAATCACTGGGTGCTGAGGTGCTGGCGGGTTAAGGTCTGCTAGATGGTAGCGTAGCTTAGCTGCCCAAGTCCGTCTGAAGGCTTCCTGTATAAAGTCCATGTGCAACAAATTTATCTCACAAAAGACCACCGAACCAAGCGACATCCCAGTGATGGCCCCAACGCTGTTGACCTTGCCGCCACCTTTGTAGTAAACCCGCTTCTGGCCGTTAGGTGTATCAATTAGCAAGTGATCACCGTGCTCATCGTGTTTGATTCTACAAGCACCATCAAAGATATGCATTAAGCCTGTACCGTCGCCGTCGATAAATAAGCGATAAGCCTGTTCCTGATTATAAGCTGCTACTAGATGATTCTCGTCAGGAGACTCAATCAAATAACGAGCATATCTAAAATGCCCTGCAGTTGTCTTACCGCTTCGAGGCGTGCCCTCGTTGACTTCTAGCTCATAATTAAAAGGCCTGCGAATGATGTCAGCTTGTTTTCTTGAAAACTTAATCCGCAACTTCGTCACCGCCTTTTACCGCATCCAAAAGGGCCATCATGAGACTGGTGTCAGACTTAGAACCTTGATTGCTTTCAATCTTGATTTTGAGCAATTCAATCTCTTGTCTGATTTTTTCGTCTGTCAATTTCAAGTCCTTCCAAGTCATGCTATTCATGCCATCCAAAGCTGAAAGAAAAGCGTTAGAATTTGCTTGTCTGACGCCGTCTCGCTCAATGCTGGCTCTGGCCTTGTTCTTCAGCCATTCATACTCATTGAAAGCCTGCTCTCTGGACCATAAGGACATGTTAGAGAACTGTTTAAGTAGTTCTCTGTACCTTAGGGTAATCTTAGGGTTTTTTAACAACTTCGAAGCTTGGACATCAACTGCGACATCTGTCATTTTTTCAGCCTTGTAAGCCTGTCTGTATGCTTGTCTTTGAGATAGTCCGGAAATTATCCCTTGGACAAACAATTCTTGTTTTGGGGTTAATTTATCCACTCACTGGACTACCTCCTTTCGACAAAAGAAAAGGGCAGACACTTCATAGGCGCCTTACCCTTAATTCTTGATACTACCATTCTAGCAGAATTTAGACTTCATGCTCACTCACTTTAGCTCACTTTACCTATGATCGTTTCTTCTAGCTCAGACTCGGCCTGTTTGCGCAATCTGTAATAAGTTGCCTTACTAATTCTCAAATTGTCGCAAATATCCTCAATATAGGTCTTAGTAATGTAAGTCATCCTGAGAATAGACCTGCTCTTTGGATTTTTCAGCTTGTTAATCAACCTACCAAGCTCAAGCTTCCTGTTAATAACTTCCTTGGTGTCCTGCTCAATCGCTTCTTTCATCACGATGAGCTGGGTGTAGACATCATCAACTTTTCTTGTCTGGCCACCTTGGACTTTTACATCAGTCCACTTGGGGCTTGAGAGCAAACCCGCCTCAAGCTCATTTATTTCATCTATACGGCTTTGAATGTCCATATCAAGGTCTTGTAATTCTTTCAATAACTCTTTAGCCTTGTTCACTCTCTGTCTCCTTTTATGATATAATAATCTTATTGAGAATTTAGCTGAGGCAGAGAGTGTCTTGGCTTTTTTGTTTTACCAAGTGATATGTATCTTCTTATCAGAGACATATTCCTGTCCTGTGAATAGGTTTTTAGAATAAGTTAATTGATACCCGACTGAAAAACCCTTTCCAAGCCGTTCTCTTAACATTTCCAATGTTCTTTCATTTTCTAATCGATTCCTGAGATATTTGTCTCTAACTGACCAAACATCGATTAAATAGCCTGTATAACCTTTTTGAGCAGAAGTTTTTAGTTTTTCTTCTAGGTTATATCTCTTAAAATAACGCTCGAACCATTTTGCGTGACTTTCTGAGCTAAGTTGTTGTACTTCATCAAATACTCCAATCTCGCTATCGCAGACAGGACAATGCGTCCTGCGATATCTTTCTTCTTTGTTCAAACCGCTCAAAATTTTCTTTTTGCGTTGACGTTTATTCAATCGTATGCTCCTTTCTTATTTCTTCAAGTCTTTCTTGTATCGGGTCGATGGTATTCAATTCTTTAAGCCTTGGCCACATTCCGCCTACAAGATTAGAAATGTTTCTGACTTCATTGATTTGTTTAGGTATTTCTTTAAAATCCCACCATTCAGAGCCATCATATTCTCCTCGCTCTAACCACCAACCTTTGCCAACGATAACTAAATCAGTAGGAACGTGAGCGGCACCGTATCCGCTATGATAATTAGCTTGCTTGGCTAGTCTCTCAAAGTTTTCTTTTGTGATTTTAAAATCCTCCCCTTGGATATACCTAACAGCTTCGAAAGTTTTCCCATAGTCAGATAACTTTTGAATGGTCTCATCCCATAAATTAGTCATTTAACTACCCCCTAAAGTTCAATGTCCTCGATTTTTGCCCGTTGCTCTAAAATTTTGAGATATGCGCACATAGTACAGTGTTGGGCCTCAAGTAATTCAATGGGACAAGTCGGTTTAAAGTCTAGTGTACCTGCATAATAATGACTAATCATTGTCCCTAATTTATTAGCACGTTCCTTTAATTGCCTGTATTCATCAATCATTCTATGTTTATAGTCACTCATCTTAATTACCTCTTTTCTTCAAATATTTCAGTCTACAAATGCTCCTTAAATAAACAAACTAGCTAACCATATCAAAAATGCACATACAATGATTTTTGAAATGCTGCTCTTTACAGCATATGAATAATCCTCTTCAGATTCTTTTTTACTAGACAGAACAGGCCAGATGAAAGATAGTAGTGCATCCATCCCTAATGCTTGCCAGACTGTAATTTTACCAACTGGAACGATCGTTGTGATAATTTCATTCCATCCGTACTGAACAACGAACGGCGATACAACGATTACAAATACCGTTCCTAAAATAATTCCTATTTTTTTCATCTTCCTGTTCCTCTCAAATAATCAGGGATTTCATCCCCTACAGCCAAAGCCTCGTACTGTTCCTCGGTCACAAGAAACTTTCCGTAAGCCCCTGCTGTGACCGTGTAGCGACCCTCTATGATTTCCTTGTCCGTGATTCTGCCGTGCATCTCTGCGCCGGCATTGTCAACCTTGTGGATAACGACGGGCTGCCTCTGCTCCAGCTCTTTTATACGGGCACTCTGCCAGACATTCAATCCGGCAGAAAACACAATCAGGATTGCGATAAATCGTTTCATCTGACCTCCTCAAAATTTCATAAAAACCATCCAGTGAGTCGTCCCACGCCGCTGTCCAAAAAGTGGTTGTTGCGGAACTAATTCCAAGATTTCCTTAACATTTACTTGTGCATCAGACCACTTGAAAACGAGCGTTCCACCTGTCTTTAACACCCTGAAGCACTCTTCAAAACCTTGTTGCAGGTCTAATCTCCAAGTCAATACGTCTAGTTGACCATATTGAGCACGCATGAACGATTTCTGGCCAGCCCATAAAAGGTGAGGTGGGTCAAACACAACAAGATTAAATGTTTCGTCATCAAATGGCATGTTTCGAAAATCTGCAACAACATCTGGCTTTACATTGATTTTCTTTTTGTGAATTTCAAATTCTTCTTCACGTCTATCCATATATATCGTGTGTGGCTCTTGTTTATCAAACCAAAACATCCTGCTACCACAACACGCATCTAGAATCCATATGTCTTCCATCACTTCACCTCCTCAGCTTATCTTATGGCTTTCCAGCCCTCCGAAATCCTGACCATAATTGACAAAATAAGAGCCGATCAGGATTGCGTCAGCTTCATCGTCTTTGACGTTCAGGTCGAATTCATCAGAAACCTTAGCTACTGCCTGCAACTTCATTGATTTCTTGCTGCGGTCTTTGTAGCTAAATTTCCAGTACTTGCGCCAAGTAGAAACATTGACGAAGAATACATTATCAGCAATCAGCCGGCCAAGAATAATTCCTGTCACAATTCCGATGCTGATCATAGATTGTTGATTCGGCCCCATGACCGAGTTCTTCTCGACCACGATCGATTCAAAATGGCAGTCGTACTTCTGGAGCGCTCTCGATTGAATCGCTCGTAGTTCACTAGCCATGAAGCGCCCACGTTCAAAGTATGACTTGCTTTTATGTTTTAAGACACCACTCTGGACAAGGTTAGAGCCGTGAAATACGGCCCATCCTGTCGCAGTAGTTGAAATGTCTAATGATAAAGTCAGATTGCTCATTCAAGTTCTCCTCTAAAACCGCATAAGTCAAAGAGGTTTTGCTTGTTGTTTTCAATAAATTCGAAGAACTTCTGAAGCTCAGTCAAGTTCCGTTTTTCTGCCTTGACTCCCAAGCTTGAATGGTACTCTGTCGGCTCTTTCGGGATTGCCTTCACATCTAACCAATAAAGCGGCTCAAAGATGTCCCCGCTCTCATCAAGGGACGGTTCAGCATCCTGATTTTTAAATTGCATCTGGATATCATACTTAATCTTATTTGTTACTGTAATAATCTTGTCTACAATTTCAAGGCTGATGGTTGTGCCTGGAATGTCGATTTTGTTTTGCATTTGTTGCTCCTTTTTTAAAAAACGAGACTGCCTTTGTGAGATTTGGCTAAATACGGGCAGTCGCTCCATTCGTCCAAACGGTCACAAGACCGATTGACGCTTTCTATGGTGCTTTTAACGAGGTTCCCAGCTCGTTATTTTCTATTTTGACTTTTCCGCCTCTTTGTAAATAATCAATGCAGATGCATACCAATATTCGGCGCTGACCCCACTATCAGCAACTGCTGAGACATTTGATTGAAACTTGATGTCAATCAGTTCAATGTCCGGGTTTTCAGCGAACCAGCTATTTATCTGGTCGTCGATTTTCTTATCGCTTGGATAATCGCACGACAGAAACACCGTTTTAATCATTTTCTTTCCTCCGTTTCTTCTAAAAGATTACTACCCAGTTTTCAGTAATATGATGAGTCTTTGCATATTCTTTTATAGCCATTTCTTCGGCTTGGGTACGGCTATATGCTAAAACGTGATAAAAAGCCTGTGTTTGTCTATTGACAGTCCAGTTGCACCTAATCTCATAGAATTTCAAATCTTTATCACTAGACCAAAAGTGAGGTAGTCGTTTCCCTAAGTTATAGGTTTCCCTATCAACTCTCATTATTTTAGGCTCAGTCATCGTCTTCCCCTTCCTAAAACGGTAATAATTCAATGACAATGAAGTCTTCCGATACTTTTTTCACCTTATCAACATAAGCGTCCCGTAAATCTTCCTCAGTTTTGTACATTGTTTGATTTTCTACGCTTTCATTCCAAGAAATAAATTGAGGTTTTAGATCGGGCCATCCAGACCTGCCAAATAGCGCGATACATTCTTCTCTGTTTTGATGTATAGCAAATGTAATGCCGTGTGGACAACCTGTGTCATGGGTTGCCAGTATGTCCTTTACTTGCTTACTCATCAAATCACCTCCACACGCTGGCTCAAAGCTTTTGTTTTGCAGTATTCACAGTGACCGCATGGCTTCGCTTTCTCTTCGCCTCGCTTGACCTTGTCAAGACGCTGGATGAGCATAGACAGCTCGGTCAGCTCATATCCAAGTTTCTCTTGGCTTTGAAAGACAATGGCTCTGGTGTCAGGAGTCGACTCTTTTGTTACTGCATAGATAATCGGTGTAAATTCACGGCCGTACTGTTCTTCTAGCATCTTCTTATACGCTGCCATCTGAAGGACATATCCCCAAGCTTCGAACCAGCGAACTTGAATATTTCGTCCGCTTGCTTCATCCTGAACCCAAACCATACTATCAATGTCTGATTTTGTGGTCTTAATATCCACGAAATACCCTTTTTCGACATTGAGACAGTCAATCTTGCCTTTGAATTCCACGCCTTTGATGTTTCCTGTGACAGCAACTTCTTTCTGGCCAACATAGTAGTCCATGAACTGCTTGTCAGCTTCCAGTCGCTCGATCATGCGCTGGCCAACCAGGAAGTCAGATTTTAACTGACCTTTGGTCTTTCCGACTTTTGAAATCATGACCTCTGCGTTCTCATCCATAAACTGCTTATGCGCTTCTGGGCTTTCAAAATAGCTGTGTACCATGTTCCCGACTAAAAGAGCTGTGTTGTCTCTTTGGTCTTCCCATTCTCCTTCCAGCTCCGCCAACGCCCGTGCTTCACACTCTCTAAATCGCTTGTATTGCGAGATAGACCAGTAGCGACGTGCAGAAGCTGCTGAATAGTAATCTTTGC